CCTCACTAAGCTCTCACGGAAAAGTTGATTGTGGAAAAGGGAAAATCTGAACACTTAGTCCCATAACACTAAATGACCAGGCAGAAATCGGACCTGGTTCCACCTAACAGAAACATAAACCTCACTAAGCTCTCACGGAAAAGTTGATTGTGGAAAAGGGAAACTCTTGCGAGCCGGTCACACTCCCTTACTGGTACGACAGGAGGTAACCACGGGTGAAGTATTCACTTCGCCGGAATTGGGAAATCGTAAAAAACCAATTCACACCCTTCAGAGACTGCTCTCAGCCGTAAGACGTGCTTTGACACACGTTTGCGGCAGCAGTTAGGGGCAATGCTCCAACAAAGAAACCAAATTGCGCATCTTCTGAAACTTGACGGCTGACATTTATGGAACTGCCAGTTATGGTCGCATTTTGATTGCAAATAAGGACGTTGCTATCACGAAAGTATTGGTCTTCGGTCGCCTCAGGCAACTGAGCACAATCACTAACGTTCAAGAACATATGTGTTTGAGCATATTGAGGCGCCTCTATTTCAGCACCTCCTGTATTGTTCGTCGGGAACCACACACGATTCGACAAATCAGGAGCATTCCAAGGAACGCCTGTATAGGTCAAATTCGTAGTGGCCGTCGGATGATGGTAGGTATTAGCAGATATGGTCACATTGGTCACACCGGGGACGATGCGTATACGCATTCCGCCACGGCGATAAGCGAACAAACTGCCAAAGACCGAAACCCAGTCATACCAAAAACCGGATTTCGTGACGTTAGTGCCAGCCTCAATGTAGCTTACATACATGCCACCAGTTCTGAGTGTAAACTGGGAGCTGCCTTCTGAGTAAGTAGCAAACAGAAGGGCACTACGTTTCATCATTTGTAGGCACGAAACTATCTTCTCTCCAATGCAATACTTGGCTGGTGAGAGCCCGCCTGAGTATGCACTAGAACTAGCGATAACGTCAACTGAAGTTTCTTGTGTCGCTCCCGAGGAGGAGCTAGCATTCTGCTTCAGCATCTGAGGACGACCCGGCTCCAACTCTACTAAACCTTCTGGTGCAGGTAAAGTCAGAATCGGGTACTTTTCAGCCCCTGGATTTTCAACTTCAAAGTCATTTCCAGCTGCAACCTCGACAATGCAGTCGATCGTAGGCGATATTCCATCCGGCATAACCAGAGGGTTTATCACCTGGATCCCCACACTACCAAGAGTTTCAGTGGCAAATTCTTTATAAGGAGTGATACTCACCCAGGGAACCACGACCTTAAATTCGTTCGAAACAGACAAGTCTAGAATCTCACGATAAAGGTAATGGCGATTGGTAGCGTCCGGCGTATCAAAAGAGCCCGGACAATAATAGAAAACCACTCTACCAGTGTGGAATTCCGTCTTCACAAATTTAATAGTGAAGACAAAGGACGATCGCCAATATCGGTAAAAATTAGCGATATAATTACACGGAATAGGATCATAAACCGTGATTGTACTTGAAGCAGTCGCCACTGTTCTAGCGACTTGAAAGTCCTTCATGTACAAGAGTTTGTAGAACAACTCGTCATCAGCTTGATCAGTGTCGGCCCACGCAAACCTTTTCAGGAATGCAGGAACTCCAGCGATGTAGGCAAATGACATCTCATCAACATCGGTCCCAGCGAAGCCAGGAAGCAATTCAACTTGATTGTCTGCGAAGACACCCATGGGTAAGGCAGTATCTTCAGCTGTACAGTTAATTGCGTAAGGAAATAGCGACCTATTGACTCTGGTCACTGTTGATGTGATGAGGGGGTTCGAGTAGCCAAAAGCACTAGCTACTTTGCTCGCAAGATTAGCAACCCACGAAACTGGGCCTGCAACTGCAGAAATGATAGGAATGTCCTTCGCCGCCGTAGCGACGTTAGCCACGCTTTTCAAAACTGAAGAAACTGGACCAGCTGTGGATTCAGCCTCTCCTGGAGCTTGGGAAGAACCGTTCCCTTCATTCCCTCGAGAGGGACCCTTCCGCTTAGGCTTTGCAGCTTGTGGGCGTCCAGGTTCCAATCTTCTGGGTCTGGAAGAAACTTTCTTCTTGTATAATTTTATGGACTCACTTTTAATTGCCGGGGGGGTGAATGGCAAAGTAGGATAAGCAATGTCTATATCCTCAAAGTGACCCCAAATTGTAACAGGGACTGTTGTAGCACCAGAGATCGCGACCAATTCGGAATAAACGACCACATGGAAACAACCAATGGGTCCCTTGTCAGTGAGCAAGTTGTAATGTGTCGAGGGCGACACATAAGGCATCTCTAAGATAGCTTCGGATTCAGTACAGTCCAAAGTCACCCTAGGTTGCTGAGTTCTCAACGTGAGAGACTGATTGGCGCACTGCATCCTCTTCGGGTTTATTTGCCCTTGGGGGAAGTAGTGAATCAATAGCATCCCTTGTTGAAAACGTTGTGCATTGATTTGAACACGCAACACGAACTTCGCACGAAAACCATAGAATCCCGACAACTTATCAGCAAACATATCGTACGAACCCAAAACATCCTCAGGAACATTAGCAACTAACAACTCCGTACCATTCACATCCGTCGTCGCCCAATCACCATCCCATATCTTAACAGGTCTCTTCAAAAAGTCAATGATAGTGTGAGTCCTATCTTCATCCATTGTTTTCAACAAGCCTCCAGGGAGGCCCGCTTCATGTGGTAAAGATTTAGATTCACTAGGCTTATCACTGTAGAATGCGGCTGTCTGCTGATTATCACTAGATGCAGCAGCATTCGTCGTATTATCACCACCATTTTCCGTTTTTGATGAGGTATCGGAACCAGAGGGGGGGGAAGCAGCAAGTCTCTTTCTTTGGTACACCGTCAACTCAAACGTTGTGTACCGCACTGTGGTGACCTGGGTTGGTTGGGTGTTTCTCCCAAGAAGCCCTGATCAGTATGGCTCAACAGCCCTCCTTGCATCTCCCTCCTCGCACTACGCGCGTGGTTTAGCCACAGAAATTTATCCACGCGCGCAAGATCGAGGAGTTACCACCACCGATCGCTAGCGCAGCACTTATCTTGAAGCGCCACGTAGTCGACCAGGGGTGGGGTGTATTGAAGAACTTCCATGGACGCCCTAATGATCTTGGGCGCCCACTCGTTAAAAATATTCTCTTCGTGTAAAGCCAGTTCTTCAAGAGCTATGTCAACTTTATCACGACTGATTTGGTCTTCCATCAAGCCCTTCTTTGTCCAATAGGGGCTTTCAAGAATGACTTCAAGGTCAAGAGGAGCAACATATCTATGCAGTCTATAGCACCATCTAAAACCTCTCTTCAAAAAGGAGACTCTCTCCAATCCTCTCCTCTCATGGGAACCATCCTTCAACTCACTTGTGTAAGCATATCCGATGGCTCCCATGGGCCCCTCGATCGTCTCTTGGTTAAACCACTTAATCACTCGTGCACTTGGCGTGCACATATTATCATCACCGTAAACAGGGTAGCATTGCAGTTTGAACTCCAAAACCGCTTCGTAAAATGGTTTATTG